GGTGAAGGTGTTAAGGCTCTTATGCGTACAGAGTTTGGACAGGAGAAGCGTAAGGATAACCGCAAGCTACGCCTGTCTAACATTGGACGCACTGATCGCTACCTTTGGAATCACTTTAATGGAACTGAGGGTGAGGACATTCTGCCCCATACGTATGTAAAGTTTATGTACGGTCACTTGATTGAGGAGATGTTGTTATTCCTTACTCGTATGGCAGGACACTCAGTTACCGATGAGCAGAAGGTGTGTAAGGTAAACGACATTGTAGGTCACATGGACTGTAAGATTGACGGTGTTGTTACTGATGTTAAGTCTGCCAGTAGCTATGGGTTTAAGAAGTTCAAGGATGCTACTTTAGTTAATGATGATTCTTTTGGTTACATAGATCAGATCAAAGCTTATGCTAAGTCTGAAGGAGAACGTCAAGTAGGTTGGCTAACGATGGATAAAGCCAATGGGCATTTAACTTATCTTAAGTATGACTTAGATAACACTGACAACGATAAGCTTAAGGAAGACATTGGGGATCGTGTTGATCACATCAAAGCTTTAGTTTTAGGTAATGAGCCAGAGGAGTATTGTCACAAGCCAGTACCTGATGGTAAGTCAGGCAACATGAAGTTAGCTGTAGGTTGCTCCTACTGTCAGTTTAAAAAACATTGCTACCCAGACTTAAGAGTATTTAACTATTCCTACGCTCCTAAGTTTCTCTGTAAGGTAGTTAAGGAACCTAACGTACAGGAGATCATGCTAGATGAAGAAGGTTTTTAGATCGGGACTTGAGTCTGCTCTTTATGATCAACTTAATAAAGAGTTTAAGTATGAGCCGTACAAGCTACCTTACATCATACGTAAGAATTATCTTCCAGACTTTGTACATGAAAGCAAGAAGATATTGATTGAGGCTAAGGGTTACTTTAGAGTAGGGGACACACAGAAGTACACATCCATAAGAGATTCTATCGGAGATTGGGAGTTAGTATTTGTGTTGTCAGACCCTAACAAAAAAGTAAGGAAGGGTAACAAGATAACTATGGGGCAGTGGTGTGATAAAGAAGGTTTTGCTCACTTCACTGTGAAGACAACTAAAGAGTTACTGAAGTATGTGAGGAATAAAAATGTCACTAACACTTGAGGAATTAAAGGAAGAAGTAATCAGGGAGTATGATGTTGTTCTATTGTGTGAAGTGTTGGACATAACCCCTGAAGATATTTTAGATGCTTTTGAAGATCGTTTAATTATTAATAGAGATAAATTCACAGAGGATGATGATTATGAGACTGAATGACGCGACACCTGCTGATTGGGACAGAGTGGCTAGGGAAATACCTGCGATAGACCCTAATGATAGTGTGACATTAAAGCCTTATACTGACATGGCAATGGAGGAGGCTCACGATATAATCAACAAACCAAAGCACTATAACACTGGCAACATTGAATGTATTGAAGCCATTGAAGAGTCCATGTCCTCAGTAGCATTCAAGGGCTATCTCAAGGGTAACTGTATGAAATACCTTTGGCGCTACGACTATAAGGGCAAGCAGGTAGAGGACTTAAATAAAGCTAAGTGGTACTTAAACAAACTAACCATCATGGTTTCTAAGGAGAATAATTAATGGAACAGTATCAGTCTTTTATACACAAGTCTCGCTATGCTCGTTGGCTGTCCGATGAAAACCGTAGAGAGACTTGGGAGGAAACAGTACAGCGTTATGTGGACTTCTGGGTAGGTCGTAAGCAGATAGACAAGAGAACAGCCACTAGGCTTTATGATGCTATCCACGCTTTGGAAGTTATGCCCAGTATGCGATGCTTAATGACCGCAGGTACAGCCTTAGAGAAGGACAATGTAGCAGGGTTTAACTGTAGTTATCTGCACATAGACTCACCTCGTAGCTTTGATGAGTTGATGTATGTCCTTATGTGTGGCACTGGTGTAGGCTTTAGTGTTGAACGTAACTTCATCAACAAACTACCTGTGGTTGCTGAGTCCTTTCACCCTACTGACACAACCATTGTTGTAGCTGATAGTAAGATAGGTTGGGCATCTGCATTCCGTGAGTTGATAGCGATGTTGTACGCAGGGAAGATACCTAAGTGGGACACAACTAAGGTACGTCCATCGGGCGCACGTTTGAAAACCTTTGGTGGACGAGCGTCAGGCGCTGAACCCCTTGAGGATTTATTTCACTTCTGCGTAGGTGTGTTCTCTAAGGCTCAAGGACGTAAGCTGACATCCATTGAGTGCCATGACATCTGCTGTAAGATAGCTGACATTGTAGTAGTCGGGGGTGTGCGTAGGTCTGCTTTGATTAGCCTGTCTAACCTGTCCGACCCACGTATGGCTAAGGCTAAGTCAGGGGATTGGTGGAGACACGAAGGGCATCGTAGGTTAGCTAACAATAGCGTAGCGTACACAGAGAAGCCTGACTTTGAGTCCTACTTATCTGAGATGCAGACCATGTATGAATCCAAGGCAGGTGAGCGAGGTATCTTTAGTAGAGTTGCGGCACAGAAGATAGCCGCTAGGAATGGACGTAGAGACCCTGAGCAGGACTTTGGTACTAACCCATGCAGTGAGATCATATTACGTAGTAATCAGTTCTGTAATCTATCTGAGGTGGTTGTACGTGCTGATGATACAGTGGAAAGCCTTAAGAAGAAAGTTGAAATAGCTACGATCATTGGCACACTACAGTCTACCTTGACGGACTTCAGATACCTGAGAAACATTTGGAAAAAGAATACTGAGGAAGAGGCTTTGTTAGGTGTCAGCTTAACAGGCATCATGGACAACAAGCTGTTGAACCAACAAACGGAGACCATTGCAGATGATTTGGGAATACTTAGAAGAGTTGCTGTTGACACGAATAAAAAGTGGGCTGAAAAGCTTGGCGTTAATCACTCTACAGCTATTACTTGTGTTAAACCAAGCGGTACTGTATCTCAGCTTGTTGATTCTGCCTCTGGTATTCACCCTCGTTTCTCTCCTAACTATATCAGAAGAGTACGTTCGGATAAAAAAGACCCACTTGCAATCTTTATGGAAGCGGCAGGTTTCCCAGTAGAACAAGATATAATGTCTAAGGAATCGGTGGTATTTAGTTTCCCTGTGAAATCCCCTGAAGGTTCTGTAACTGTCAACCAAGTAGGTGCAATGGAACAGTTAAAACTTTGGAAGGTTTATCAAGATCACTGGTGTGAGCATAAGCCAAGTATCACTGTTTATTATACAGATGATGAGTTCCTTGAAGTTGCTCAGTGGATTTGGGAAAACTTTGATACCGTTAGTGGTATTAGTTTGTTGCCAGTAACTGATCATGTGTATCAGCAAGCCCCTTATGAGGACATTAGCACTGAGAAGTATGATGAGTTAGTAGCACTAATGCCAGTTGGTATTGATTGGTCAAACTTAGAATACTTTGAGAAGGAAGACAACACTACAGGTTCTCAAGAGTTAGCGTGTACTGGAGGAGCGTGTGAGATAGTGTAGAGTTATAACAAGTTATAAAACTAAAGCCCTTTAGGTTTCCCTAGAGGGCTTTTTTTATTCTTCTCTGGTAAGCATTCCAACACCTGCTCTAGGAAAAGATTTAATGACATCAACAGCTTGCATACCTGTCATAGGTATTTCTTGTTTTAACCCTCTCTGAGCCGATTGTTGAAGTCCTGTCTGACCTGCTAAAAACTTTTGGGCAGAGGGACTAGCTAAACCTTTAGCAGTTGCTACAGTCCCTATAATACCACTCATACCTGCTCCTGCTCCTGCCAACCCTCCTCCTGTAGCTAAACCAGTAGCCCCTGTAAAAGACCCTATAATACCTGAAGCCGCCATTTGATGAAACCACGTAGGAGTTTCTGGTGTTCTTAAACGAGATATGTCGTCTAACTCTTTCTTACTAGACTCAATAACATCAGTTAGCTCGTCTTTTCTCTTAAAGTTTCTTGCTATTCTTTCAGCAAATTCTGGATTATTACGTAAATTTCTTTCAAGACTAGCTGTTTGTTTTAATATAGCAGATTTCTCAGCGATTGCTTTGTTTCTAACTCTTTTTATTTCGTTTGCTCTTCTAACTGCTAACTTTTTAGAAAGAGCATTAGCACTAGTTACAACAGCTTCTTCTTGCTTTGCAGTTAAAGCGGCTATCTGCTCCGCTTCTGCTCTTAGCGGCCCTTCTCCTCTTCTGGCTTGTCTTGGAGAGTTGCTTTTAATTGATGTTATCCACTCATCAGGAGTAAATCTACCTTGTCTCCCTGCTTTTGTAGAAGCTTTAGTTACTGCGTTTCTAAGAACAGATTGTGATGCCCAACCAGATAAATCAGCTTCAAAGGAAGCCAACCTCTTACCACTTAATTGCTTTTTCATGTTCTCATCTATAACATTTTGTATCTCTCTATAGAGACCTTTCATTAAAACAGCTTGCCCACCTTCGTCAGACATTTTAGAAGCCGCCATACCAAAAGAGTTTCTAATTGCTGATAAATCTTCTCCTTTAACTCTACCTGTCTTAGGATTTCTTTTTGCAGATAAAGTTGATAAACCGTCTTCAAGCAAAGAGCGAACACTAGACTTTCCTGCTAATAAAGAAAGCGTAGTGTCCTCTGCTACTCTTTTTTCTATTTGAATAAGCAACTCTTGTGGCTTCATCCTAAAGGAAATATCTTTAATAGACCTGAAGCCTTCTTTTTGCCAGAGTTTTTCAAGGCGATGCATAGCTACGTTAGGAGTAGGAGACTCTAACACGTTTGAAACGTCTAACTTCTTAATCCCAACAGGTAGAGAGCTTTCAAAAGCCGCTAAACGTAACATATCATTGTTATTTTCTACGTTTCTTTTTAACTGCTCTGTTTTACGAGAAATAATATCTCCTTCTTTACCTAAGAATTTATCATACCTGCCATCAATAACTTCTTTAGATATTTCTTCTTGTGTTTTTACATCTGCTATTTTTATCTTACCTGTTTCTTTAATATCAGCCACTGCTCTATTTAACTGAGCAGACGCTTCAGCGCCTTCAGCTTTAGAAGCCCTAATAAAGTTTTTAAGTTCTTTCTTTCTTTCGGCTTGTTTTAAAGCTAAAGGAGCAACTATAACTTCCTCTTGTCCTCGTATAATTCCTTTACCACCAAAACTAGGGCCAACAACATCTCTGTAAAAAGACTGCAACAATGCTTCAGAAGGCTTATCTTTTTGAGCGGCTAACGTGATTGGAGTAAAAACACCATCTGTTTCTAAAGGAGAGGCCACTTTACGTTTTAACAGCCAACCACCTGATCCTATGATGCCTCCACCTATTGCTCCAAAACCTGCACCCTCAACAAATTTTGAAGGTATTTTTTCAACGCTTTCTGCGCTTCCTGCTCCATAGATACCACCTTCTGCCGCCCCTCTTGCCACTAACGATCCAAGAGTTGAAGCAGTTTTTATTTTAGCCACTGGACTAACAACAGCACCTGCTATTTCAGCACCTGTACTAACAACAGGTTGTCTTTTTTTAAAATTTTCAGCTACTTCATCATATTCAGCCCTGTTTCTGTCGTATGCTTGTTGATATGTTTCGTCACCAAAAGCACTTTCAGCAAGAGCAGTTATACCTACTCTATACTCATCATACCAACCAAGGGAAACACCTTGCATAAAAGCCATAGCAGTAGAAAAGTTATCAGTTTCTAACCATTCTCCGCTTTCTATTTGAACTTCTTGTTCTGTCTTGTCTGCGTCTTTTATATACTTAGCAAATCGGTTGTTATCATCAAGAGGTTTTACGTCTTGATCGACAGGGGTTTTATATTTATCAAAACGATTAACCATTATTAAAAACCTCTGTCAAGTTCATCAAGAATTTTGTTTGATCTTTTTAACCTTTCACGCATATCTAAATAATCTACGTTAAAAGCCGCATTAAATTCCTTTATAGTTTCATCAGACATATTTGATTCTAGTTCCGCTATGGCTCCTGAAGGAAACCCTGCAAAACTTTCTTCTAGTCTTTCTTTTTCTGAATATGAACTAAAACCCCTAGCGTCTCCATAAAGATCATACCAAGAATTCTCTAACATAGCGTCTTGTTTAGTTATTCTAGCTAGTTTAGCTATTCCTCTGGCATAACTGATAATTGCTTCGGGAGAAGCGTTAGCAGGAAGTTCACCTTTCATCACTAATGCAACATCTTTATCAGAAGCAGGGCCAACAGGTAAGTTTTTAACACCTCTTCCAACTCTAAGTCTGTCTGCGGCTAAATACATCTCAGTTATTTTATCCTGCCTACCAAGTATCTCTTTTAAACCTTCTTCTATACTTTTATAAAAACCACTATTTACTTTATTTAACATTCCTTCATAAGAGTCAGCTAAATCAGTTGCCATTGTTTCTGTTGCTCTTTCTGTTGTTATTAAGTCACGATTACTCATTGTTCTTCTTTTGTCAGCGTCAGACATTTCTCCATCTTCTGCTTTAGCAACTGGCGATCTTTGTAACACGATTTTAGGGTCTTGTGCGTCTCTCCAAACAAGTTCATTTTCATTTGTTTCAGGATTATATTCTTTTTGCGGTGTACCTGCTTTTGATGATGTTGGCCCTTTTATAAATTTTCCTGTACTAGGTATGTACACACTATTGCCTACCACTGCATAGTCTTTAGCTTCCTTAGCTTCCTTAATAAAGTTTTTCATGTTTGCAGGAGTAATTAAACCTTGTAAGGCTAATGCACCATAACCTTTATTAGGGTAGGTTCTATCTAAGTATTCTGCAAACTTCTCACGACTTGTGTTCTTCGCATCTATCCCTGATTGTTTTTCATCCCTTTGTCTCTTCTGTTGAGCAAAGGCCGCCACTAACTTAGGTGCTTGAGCAGGATTAATTGAATTGACAAGCTGAAGTATCTTAGGTTGGTCGTTTGGATCGTTTATGTCCAAGTTTGCCATCATAGCCTGTGCTTTCTCAGCAGTAGTCCTAGTGTCTGAGCCTGTTAATGCTCCCATGCCTCTACGCATAGTCCTAGCGGCATCAGCACCGTGTTGCAACATACGCTGTTCATAAGTAGACGGAATAGCCGCTTGTGCCTGTGGTTGTAATAGCTGAGAAGTCAGCATACCTTGTAAATCTGTTGGGTTAGCCATTGTTCTTATCCTTTATGTTTTATTAGGGTCGTTAGGAAAGCTATCAAACATATTGATTGTGCCGTCACCATCATCATCATCCATAGGGCCACCAGTAGGAGAACCAGATAAACCCCCTAGAATAGAGCCTAAATTATTAATCCCACCGCTAAGACCTGACTGACTGCTAGAGGTTGACCCACCCCCTAATCCAAACGCATCTAAAATACTTCCTACTACACCACCACCAAAGCTTCCAGTTGTTGGGTTTTGTGCGCCTAACACGCTTTGTAATGAAGCGGCTAACTGCTGTTGTCTCAGTTCATTAGCTAACTGACTTCCCTGCATTAAGGACTCAACACCTGCCGTACCAAGCTGTGCCTGTAGGTCAGCACCTTGTAGTCTTCCTGCGCTTGCAAGCTGTGCAGGGACTTGGCTTAGTCTCAGCATCTCAAGGGCTTGGTTTTGTGGCATATATCCTGCCTGTAGCATACCTGTGCCTAAACCTAAGTTTCCTTGCTGTAGTGCTTGCTGTATCTGTGCACTGGACATATCGGAACGCTGTAAGTTCATCAGGTCTTCTAGTTGCTGTCTACCCATTGTGTTGCTTGCTTCTGTCCCTGCAAGACCTAAGTTAGCTAAGGCAGTACCTCGCCCAATACCTGCTGTCTCAAGATCAGACGCTATACCTGCAAGCTGTCCTGCTGTTGTACCTGCGGTAGTAGCACGAGACAGTCCTTCACTACGTAACTGTGATTCAATCTGCTCTGCACTCAGTCCTAGCTGAGACAACTGTGTTGCCCTTGCTTGTGAGGCTGAGTCAAGATCAGACCTAATTCCTGCCATCTGTCCTGCCGCTTGCGTTGTTTGCAAGCCTCTGGACAATCCTTCGCTTTCTAACTGAGACTGTACCTGATCAGCACTTAAACCTAACTGAGTTAGCTGTGTTGCTCTTGCTTGTGCAGAGGACTGTAGATCAGAAAGCATACCTGCTGTTTGACCAGTGGTTTGTGTAGCTTGTAATCCTCTACTTAAACCTTCACTCTCTAGCTGAGATTGTATTTGATCAGCACTTAAACCTAACTGCGTCAACTGAGATGCTCGTGACTGTGCCGCAGATTGTAAGTCAGAGGAAGTACCTGCTAGTCCTGTAGTAAGCCCTGTTAGAGACTGAGCAGTCGCTAGTCCTTGCTGTTGTTCTGCCATAGCTTGCTGTCTAGCTGACAACCCTGCACGAGCCATTGCTTCCTGACGAGCAGTTTCCATAGCTAACAGTTCTGGGGAAGCACCACCGTATGCATCGGAGGAAACACCAGTACGTCCTTGAGCCAACATACGCTCCTCTAAAGCTAAACGCTGACGTTGTTCTTCAGGAGTCTGTGTTGCTCTAATAGACTCATATATGTCAGCCTGTCTTTGTTCAGGTGTAGAAAGAAGCCCTTGACCTGCTTGACCTGCTAGTCCTGCGTACTGTGAACGTAAAGCCTCTATGTCTGTAGGGGCTGACCTGTCCTGTAAACCTTGCATGCCTAGTCCGTATACTTGACTAGCTACTTGAGAAGGTAAAGTAGACGCGGTTTGAGAAAGTAAATCACTTGCCCTAGTACCTACTTGTTGTTGTAAACCCGACAACGTAGGATCAGGGGCAATATTTTGTAAGCCCTGACTACCTAAACCATAGGCTTGTCTTGATACATCTGTAGGAGCAGTAGTTATAGGCTGTTGTAACCTGCTTCCTGCCTGTGAGGTAAGTAAACCCTGTAAGTTACCAAAACCTTCCTGTCCTTGACCAGACCGTCCTAATCCTTGACTACCTAAGCGAAGTGCTTGTTGTCCTAATGCACCAATACCTGCATCAGGTTGCTGACCTAAGTAACTACCAACTTGTCCTGCAAATTGACCACGTAGTTGATTAATGTCAGAGGGCTGTCCTGCTCTACCTAATTGTCCCTGTGCGCCTGAGATACCTGCTTGAGTTAAACCTTCCAAACCAGTGGGTTGACCGTACTGTCCCATTGCTTGACCAAACAGACCGCCCATTGCTCCACGCTGTGCGGCTATGGAAGGATCATAAGAACCTGCTTGACCAAAGAATTGACCTGCCTGTCCCAATGCTTGATTCTGTAATGCTTGTTGTTGTGGGCTAAGGTTTACGTTGTAACCGCCCGTTGGATCAGTCTGTACTTGAGCAAGGTTACTTGTGACCGTGTAGGGTTTGAACTGAGAACCTTCAGCCGCACGTTGGCCTATTTGTTCAGCTAAATTAAAACCTGCTTCACCAGTACCATAAGCCGCCTCTATCCCTTCCTTACCTCTATAATATCCTCCTAATGTCCCTAAAAAGTCCTGAAGAGAACCTCCAGTAAATAAACCACCTAATCCTGCTAAGGCCATTCCTGTGTCTAAGCCACCAGTGCTAGAAGACATACCTGAGTAGTCCAAAGGAGCATAAGGACTAGTACCACCAGTACCAGTGTTACCACCAGTTAGCACAGGATCGTTAGCTATGCCTGTTGGTGGTACGTCTTGTCCTGTTTGTCCTAAGTTAGGATCAGAGAAAAGGCTAGTGTTAACTTTAAAATCATTTATGTCCATTCCATTAGTTACCTGATTACTTGGCATCTTACCTAATGTTCTACCAAATTTAGACTGAAACTCTTCAGGACTAAAGTACGTATTAGCCGCATTCCCTGTAAGACCAAATGCAGAGGAGTCTTGCATATACTGGTTTGTGTTTGGGTCATAACTAAACGTAGGAAAAATAGAACTACCATCAGAACCAACCTGAGCATTCTTCTGTGCCATTTGATTCATAAAGTTTACGTTTTTTGTAAACATTGACATTAGTAGGATCCTCCAGAAATAGTATCAGCAGTTATCGTGCCTGTGACATTTAAAGTAGTAGCTGTAACAGTTCCTGTAAACGTAGGACTAGCTGTGTTTGCTTTTGTTGCACTGGCTGTAGCAATGTTATTAAATTCAGAATCTATTTCTGTACCTTTAACAATTTTATTTGGGTCTCCTGAACTTAGAGAGTCCTTAGTTGCAAAGTTAGTTGTCTTTGTATAATTAGACATTAGATAAGTCTCCCTAGTAAAGCGTGTATGTCAATTTTTTGAATAGAAAAAGCAGAAGCATTTATCTCAGCTTCAATGCCAATAGTTACAACCTCTCCGTTACCACTTGTATTTACCTTTGGAGTGTTTACAACTATAGAGGCTGAGTATTCACCAGTTGTATTGTATTCCGAAACCCCATATTCAGCAAGGGAGGACGAACCAAAAACAAAAGCTTGTTTAGTGTAACTTGAAGTATAGTCATAGCCCCAGTTAAGAGTCGTAGGTGTATTCTGTCCACCTACAATAGTTAAGTTAAACTTCTTTAAAAACTTAAGGTTTGATGTATTACCAAAATCCATTGCATTGCTGAAGTACCTAAGCTGATACTTAGTAGCACCGTCTAAATAAGAAGCATACTTAACAATCCCTGAGTCTATGCCCATATAAAGTTCACCTGTCTCCTGTACGGAAAAAGACAAAGGATATAAAGCAGACCAAGTAGTTGCTCTGTTAGAACCGTCCTGTAAAGTAGTTCGCATATCAAAACAATAAACTATGTTACTGTTTGGAAAAGTAAGTAAATAAAAAGAATCTTCAGGGGAATATACAGATTTAATAGCGTATGTCTGTAAAGGTATTAAAGCCAGTAAATCACTTCTTACATTCTTACTAATGTCTCTCATAGGTAGAGACTTTTCTTGTATTGTTCTACCAAAACTACGTACACCTGAATCAGATAGGAATATAATGTCCGTACCTGTCTGCTGTACAGAGTCACGAGCAATACAACCAATGCCCTCTATGGTGTCTGTAAGGGTCATAGAAGCAGGAGAGGAAGCCCCTGAGTACACAAGTATAGACTTCTTACCAAAGATGATTAGGAAGCCATTGTGAGCCGCTAGTGCAACTATCTCATCAAAACCACTAGGCCATACAGTAGTAATGTCTATTGACCCTGAAGAACCTCCTGTCCATGCGTGTCCTGTTAATAGATCAGACCAGTAAACAGTGTGCTTATTACCTGTAACATCCGCTACCCAGAGTCTACCGTATGCAGACAGGACTTCATTACCATAAGGAGGTGTTCCTGTGGCGTGTGAGTGGCTTGAGAACTTCTCAAGAACTCCTGACCCACTTTCATCAGTATAGATTAAGGGTTCATGTCCTCTTTGGAATAAATAAGCATGGTCAGCTAATGACACAATCTTCCAATTATTTCCTGAAGGAGAATAACTAGAAGGTGTTATGTCCGTTAAAGTTGTAGTCCCTGAGAATATTTTATTGTTACCTGCGGATAGTACAACCTTATCACCTGAAGTATCAATATACTCATATATAGTCTCTATGCCACGACTTGAGCCTAGAACGGATGAACCATTAGAACTAACAGCAGTCCAACCTTTCCTTGCACCTACTCTACCTAGCTTGTCTATTACACAGTTGTCCGCAATGGAAGCATAGGAAGGATCAATGCCAACAGGAGAATCCTGAGTATTTATACCCAAGAAAGCAGGTGCGGCTATAGTAAGGTTTTGTAGTTGTTGAGCCATTTAAGAATACCAGATGTTTTCTTCAGGATGTTGAGATGCATCTATAGCTATAGCATCCGCTAACGTATTGTCTGCTAAAGCAAACAACTCAGCCGCACTTGTTCCTCCTGTCTCTCCTCGCTCTCTTGCTCCCAATGCTGTAGCTAGTTGTATTACAGGAGAGGAAGGAACACCCAGTCTTTCTGTGTCCGTTGTGAAGTCCTCTGTACGCAACACTACGTTGAACCTTAACTGATAAACACCATCAGGCTTAGGGTAGACATCTACACCATTATCACCATTTGCATCTACACCATTAAAGCTATAGAACTGGGGTGAGCCTAAAGGTGGAGTCTCTATTAAGAAAGCATTGTCCATCCAACGAGAACCACGGTACTGCATAAAGAAATCAGAGGTGTCGTTAATGACATCCAACACTTTCATTCTGTTTTGTGAACCAGTTAGGATATAGTTAAAACTAGTAGTGTCTGTAGAGACTGTCAATGTAGTACGTAAAGCTGTCCAATCGTAGGAATCTTCCACTGTACGTTTTGCATCATTGACAAACTCTCCTATAAGTTTTGAATAGCTATTCTGTGAGACTGAAGATACTTCGTCCTCTCGTAGTCTCCGCAGTACACTATTAACAAGCTGTAAGTAAGTCATTATTATTCCTATGCGATTGTTGACTGAAACATGGATTCAAAAGGGTCGCGGTATTCTACTTCCTCAAACTCTGGTAAATCTACGCCCACTTGTGTTTTAAATTTAAAGAGATCATCAGAGCCAGTTTCTGCACCTGCGGCTAACAAAGCACCGCCCCCTGCTCCTCCTAATGCGCCAGACCCACCTAATGATATGTTCTTGAGTATTCCTTCAAGTAAGTCTTTTAATGGTTGTAGAATGTAATCATCTTTC